GCACTGTATGCCTTATATGCGTCCTGAACCTGTTGAGACGGTGCATACTTCCTAGGCGCATAGTTCCCATTTCCCCCGGATGACTGCGACATGGAATAAGCCGTTGTAACTGCACCGCCGTTATTTCCCTGCACGTTCATTCCTGCAGTTACGTTTTGAGAAGGTACATTGTTTCCCCCGAGTCCCGAACTATTTCTAAGCTGATTTAAAAGGCTCGTATTTTGGCTTGCCGTTCCTCTATAGCCTGTCATTCCCATTTGGCTCGCAAGCTGTTGTCTCGCTTTAAATGAACTTCCCTGTCCTCTTTGGTTTAGATAATCCACAATAGAATTACTTAGTGCCATCTTTTCCCCCTTCCTTTTCCTCTACTGTTGCCATGCCTGTTAGTAATTGATAGGCTGTGACGAAATTTGCCATGTTGGAAATCCCTGTAATTGATACTTTATTCAGTAATTCCGTAGCCTTTAGCAAGTCCTTTTCCTTTATCTCCATTCTTCCCCTTCCTTTCCATGATTCTTTTATAAAGTTCCTGTATTGCCTTAATGCGGAACGGTATTAGTTCCTCGTACCTTACTCCGTAGTAGCCGTTAGATTCTTCCACAATTCCACTAAATCCGAGATTATCCAGTGCTTTCTTTAAATCCTGTGCTATATATCCCGTTCCTTCTTTCCTGCTTTTTCTAAATGTGTAGGTTACAGGCTGGATTCTAGTAAAGAGTGAAAGTGCTTTTTCTCCGTCTATTGCCTCTATATTTTCCTTTAGTCGTTTGTCACTCCATGAATCACCGGATTTATTCGATATAATTTCGGAACACCTCGCACGGTTTGCAGGCGTTATACTTCCGTTAGCTCCTCTTAGTGAGCAATTCTGCGTAACATTTATCATGGAGAAGTTAAAGTTAAAGTCTGTTCCATGTTGCTCGCCATCAGGATCTATCTGCTGATTCCAGCCGTATTTTGCAAAGATAGTTCCTGAAACATTCATCTCCCCCCTGAATGACGTTGTACTGTCCGACTTTGCGTCTTTGTCTATCGTCCTGTCGGATGTCCATACAACTCGTTTTCCTTCCACGTCATCGGGATTACAATCGATATTGTTGGCACTTGCCCCCGTCATCGTCATGTATGCGGTATCGATTGTTCCTGCGCCGATACTTGTGTTCGGTGCGCCGATTAAAGTATTTCCGCTGATAAGAAAACCTCCTAACTTTCCTGTTGTAGCATTTACTTCCCCTTTAAACTGAATGCCCGATTCATTTACCTTGAATCTTTCTGTATCAACTTTAAATCGATCTCCTTGTAGCTTTATTCCCTTTCCTGCGGATAGCTCTGTATTTAATTCCTTTACAACGTCTGTTTTCTTTACGGAAAGAGAAAGCGTATCGGAAAGAAGCTTTACACTGGATTCAATATTGTTTTCTATTCCCTTAATGCGATATCTTATCCCCTCAAGACTAACCTCATATTCTGAAATTTTCCCTCGCAATTCGCCATATTCTTTTATGAACTCATCCGAGAAAGAATCTTTAAGGGAAACATTTTCAGAGGCATAACGGATAATCTTCTGATTCTGCACAAGCAAGGCTTTTACCTTATCCATCTCTTCCATATCTTTCCCCCATGTCCTTTAGTACGCCGTCAAGGCAACACATAATAGAATCATACCTAAGACCATATAAGCCATTTTGCATTTTATACCGATACTCTTTCGGCGTTTCCTGCGCTATAAATCCTGAAGCTTTATCTCCATCTTTTTTGTAGGTAAATGTACACGGCTTTAATTCATCAAGTAATTTATAGGATTTATCCTTTTCTATTTTTTGAATATCCTTTTTTAGCCGTCTGTCACTCCATGAAACACCTGCTAACGCAGACCGCACATCGTAGCACTCGATATTATTCCCTACAACGAGTCCACCTATAGGACTCTCATTTTTATTGTATTGCCTGTATTTATTAGGATTTACAGCTGATTCGTCATACTCTTCCTGTGCTTCTTTTCTGTTTTTTATCTTTGTAGGGCTTGTAGGAATCGCTTCGTGATACCCTCTTTGTGTGGTGAATAGTTGCATATTGGCACAAATCAATCTGCCCGATGAATTAATGGCACTGCATGAAAAGCTCCCTTTGAATTTTGTATTTCTTAACGTGATGTCCTCGAAATTTCCTTTAGGCGTTGCATTGATATACACATCACCATAAGCGTTAATTTCTTTCGCTTCTCCGTACCGCCCAATTACATTTCTTGCATTAATTCTAGAGTTATTGTTTCCGTACCACGATGAGCCGCCACTACTATCCGTTTTAATTTCCCATCCTGCAATGCTCCCCCCGGTTGCAACTATTTCCCCTCGTGCAACAGCTCTAGTATCGTTCACAACAAAGTTAGGGCTGTTTATTTCAAGTCGGTTTCCTTTAATTTCCAGCGTATCGGTGGAAAGGTTTATCTGATTCGCTACATCGCCTTTACTTACAAGAAGTTTTATCCCGTCTTCCGATACTTTAAGTTCAGACTTTATCTTGTTCTCTGTCTCTTCCACCTTAGAAAACAAACCGTTAAACCCCATATCCAGTAAAGTAAGGTTGTGCTTTGTCTCTTCGTACCGCTTGAGTTCATCAGCGGAAAAATTGTCATCAGGATCTAAAGAAGAAAAGACGTTTTGCACCGCCCTATTAATTCTCGTTATATGCCCTTCCACATCCTTTATTTCATGGATAGATTCGGGCGAATCTGCTTTATAAATCATCGCTTAACTCCTTTAATTCCTGCATTGCTTTCACAAGTACGCCGTCTAATTTTCCGTAGCTTATGGCGTAGTATCCGTTTTCCATTGTATCCACTATTCCATAAGGGTCTCCCCCTTCTAATACATCCTGCGCAATGAGTCCGTAATGGATTCCCTCAAATTCCTTCAGTTTGTAGGAAACAGGGCGCAAGGAAAGAATATAATCTAAGGCGTTTTCAATCGGCTTAATATCCTTCTTTATTCGCCTGTCACTCCACGCAATACCAGCATTATCAGACCATACGTCATAGCATGAAAGAGTTCTATCAACCGCAATATCAGAACACGAACCGCAATTAGCCTGCACAGAATTACATCGTATATCTTCGCAATAGAACCATCCGAAATAGGTTTTCTCCGTTACTTCTACATTGCAGTTTTGTAAATCCATATAACAATCTGTAATGTCGTCATAGGTTGTTATGCTAAGTGAATTTCTTACGTTTATTGTTGTACCGCCTAAACCGCAAGCGGAAATCGTATCTCCCGTTAGATATGCTCCTTGTCCGTCATGTGCAATCTGAAATCCCCCAAAACTTCCGCTTTCCGCATTAACCGTTCCCGTAAGGCTTAAATTCCCTGCCTTGTCCAGTTTGAAATTTTTAGAATTTACCTCTAAACTGCTCCCGTTTATCACTATCTTTTCGGGGGAAAGTTTTATCTCGTTTAATAGACTCTCTTTACTTGCATAAAGGTTCAGTGCCCTTGTGCTCTGCTCTATAGCTGTTCTTGCGTTTTCTTCATGGTTCTCAATGGCAAGCGTGAACCCGTCCATTGAATGAACGAGTTCTACCGCTTTTTCCTCATCTTGATAGAACTTCTTGTATTCAGAAGGTACGATGTTATCCCCGTCCACATTCTCCGAAAGAAAGCGGATTTTCTTGTTTAACTCCGTAAGATACAGCTTCACTTTATCGAGGTTATTAATCTCTCCTATCGTGATTTTCGGAACAATAAAAACGCTCATCGCTCGCTCCCTTTCCCGATAGTCTTACTCATGCCGTAAAGAGTGAATTTCCCATGCCCTGAAAGTTTATACTGGTATCTCTCGCACCGTTTTAGCTTCACAGGAATAAGATAGGTGTTCCGCTTATCTGCTGTGATAGACGCTTCTCTTCTCCATGTTTCCTCATTGTCATAGCGAACGTAGACAGTGCATTCTGCATCCGGCTCTAACTCAATGTTAAACTGAAGAGAACGCACCTTCTTCTTGTCAAGCGTGCCCTCTTCCAAATACACGGACTCAAGAAACCATTCTGTGTTTTCATGGTCCTGCATATCGTCCGCCATTGTATTTCTTGTATAAATAGGGTACTTGCCATTTACAGGATTTTCATAAGTGGAATTAAGATTCCCTGAAGCGTTTACAAGGCTGTATATCTTTCCTTCTATGTCAGCTTCTTTTATCCACAGCTGATTTTTTAAGTCAAACACATACATAGATCCTTGATTATCGTTTTGCAAATAAACGTAATACTTCCCTCTCCACTGCCCCGCAATAGCATGATTCCACTTGACTTTCAGCTTGTCCGATACCGATTCAGGCATTCCCCCTTGATATATCATCACTGCGTCACGGCTTACATACATGACAGCTTCATTCACATGACAAAGAGAAGCACTGCACCCTTTCATTACTCCCCTCGCTTCTACGGTATCAAGGCTGAAATTGGAAGGTTTCGTGCCGTAAATCGTATGAATGTAGTTTTCTTTAAAGAACACAACATAGCCTTGTTGACTGATAACTCCCGTAAAATCTCCGTCACTCCCAACAGACACCGCATAGCTGTCTGCCGCCGTGCCTTGGAAGCTGCTCCAATTGGTCGGGTCTCCAAGCTTAGACGCATAGATTTCATGGTTCGCGCTGGAACACCCCCATAAGCGATTGTTAAACTCGCAAACATAGTCCATATCGGGAACCGCACGAACAATCTTTACTCCGCTCTCTTCCGTGATACTTCTTAAAGACGCACCGTTTTCATCTACTGCGGAAATGACAATAAAATCATCGCCTATCTCCTTTATTGCTTTAGTGGCATTCAGTGTCTCCGTGTACTGCGTAAAACCCGAAAGCGTGACAACATCATCCCGTTTGAAATTCTTTCCGATGTTCTTCCCTTGAATCTTTACAAAGCTGGAACCTTCCGAAACAGGCGCAATGCTGATTTGCCCTTCCTGCGTGTATGACGATTCCATGTCGATTAGTTCTTCCGTCTTTGTGTTGAATACCTGCTTATCAGGGAAAATGCAGATATATGCGCCCATTCCGACTAGAACCCTGTCTAATTCCACGGTCTTTTTTAATGCTATTCTTTTTTTGTCATAGATAAGGGCATTCTTCCCGAACATATATAAGGAATTCTTATAAAAGATTTGTACAGGCTCTTCCGATTCAGTAAAAGGCAAATTCGCCTCACGCAAAGTAAGGGACGGGAATAGCCTTGATGATATGTTTTTCATATCCAAAAACTCATTATCCGCCCCACCGCTTGACTGATTAAGCCCACCGAAAACGCCGATACTCTGCTTCATTTTCCCTAGTGGATTCATTTGCTTAAAATTCATCAGATTAACCCCCTCGGCTTCCTCTCGTTATGAATGAGATAGCGATTCATGTAGCTAAGCCATGCCTCTTTTTCTGCTTGGTACGCCTGTATATCATTCGCATAGCTCTCTATTTCATCCTCTAAGAAATCAATCTTTGCTTTAAGGTATGCGATATAGATACCGCTGAAACGGCTGTCTAGGAGAACCACGCTGTCCATGTCCTGTGCTGTGTAAGGAACAAGAACGGGAATCCCTCTATCCACGCTTGCAATCTTCTTTTCTCCGTTTTCCTCTGTCTCTTCCATTACCCGCATAGCTTCGTTCTGCGCTTCTCCGTCTGTCTTCCTGCTCTCTAAGGGATTCCCGATATAATACGAGTCTGTCCCCATGATGGTCACGGTGCTTTCTGCTCTTCCCTCACTAACGGCACTTCCCTTTAGTTCGTCCTTCTCTTTATGGAGATACGCCCTTGCATGAATCGGCTTGATATGCGCTTCCATTCCTCGCTTAAAGGCGATATAGTGGTCGAATATCTCCGCTTCCACTTCATTTAAGAACTGCAATTTCAGACTCTCGCTTGTGGCATTCGGTCTTGCGTCATCAGCAAGTGCAAGAATCTCCCCTACTGTTATTTTCATTGTCTCCGCTCCTTCCTTTTTCTTGTATTTTCCTTTATGCTCTGCACTTTTTCCCAAGCAAAAAGGAAGGGCGAACCCTTCCTTTAAGTCGTTGTTTTTCTCCTAATCTAGAGTCCAAGGAGATATAAACAAGGTATTCTGCTGTTTTTTTAAACTAGGCGGGAGGGATAATG